TCATAATCCTCATCTACATCACCATAGAAATCAACTCCTTTCTCCTCATAGTGTTTTACAACTTGATTATAAATGATAGGATACTCGGTGTCAAGAACTACATATCGATCAATTGCCTCATAAAGAATATCAATATGAGGTGAAAAGCGTTGTGCTGTAGTCATGTACTTTCCTCTAATGGACCGTATGCCCCTTAAGGGGCAACGAGTCAGGCAGGAATCGAACCTGCGACCAACGCATTAGAAGTGCGTGGCTCTATCCGCTGAGCTACTGACCCAAGCGGTAGTCTTGTCTTCCTCTTCAAGTTCAGCAAAATCATGTAGATGATCAATGAATAAATCCATCAATACATCTTCAATACACTCTGCCTCGTAGAACTCTGTGTTCATTGGAGGATTCCCTTGACTACCCCTGAATTATAACAGAGGAATCAGCAGCGGTCAAGGCTTGTAATAATCTTTTCGCATGTACCGACCAAGGATGTTGCTGTTGTAGTATGCAGGTGTGCCATCGGCCATGCTCTCCGTTAGTACGTTATTGATAAAAAGTTGTTTGGTCTCTTCAAAGTTAGTAAGACCTTTAGATTTATGTAGGCTTAAAATGTCTCGCTTATAGGCAAGATTCCCGAGCCGCTTCCGCTCTTCAGATAATTCAGCAGAGCTTCCGTAGTATCTTTTCCAGTCGCTCTCAGACTTAACTCGCCTGCCTCCATTTCTAGGCTTTCGTAATTGGTTAAAGTATTTTCTACCGATGTACCTCTTACCAGTACAAACATTTGTAATGCAATAGACGAAACCGTAATGATCGTCAATGTCTTTAGATAAAAAAGGTTGTCCATCATAAATCCAGGGGTTTTCATATTCAGTTTCATTTTCATTAGTCGGTCCATCCGTCGTCATCGTAAGTTTGTACTCGCTGCACAATCTCACTATCTAGGTAGGATTCTCTGTCAGAGTAAACTTCTGCCTTAAGTTCTGCAATTGCAAACTCAAGATCGTGAATCAAAACTTTCAGATTCTTTTTATTCATACTCGATATTCTTGTAGGACTTTTAGAACTTCGTTATAGGCATAATGAGCACCGTCACACCACTGACCAGTTTTGCCTGTTTGGTTTTCCATTTCATATAACTCTGTCTTCAGTTTATGAAGACGAGCTTCCATATCAATCTTAAGCATTTGCGATCTCGGCATTAGAGTTTCTCTTGTAGTGATGTCCAGTCTTGATTAAATTGTTCTAATCCCTTATCAGTAAGAACATGGTTGTACATTTTATTAAAAATGGTAATAGGGATAGTACAAATATCAGCTCCCACTCTAAAAGCAGCGGATACTTGATGAACGTCTCTAATCGATGCAGCAAGGACTTGGGTTTTTGCTTGGTGTGTAGCATATACATCTGCGATCTCCTCAATTAATTGATTACCATCAAACGATTGATCAAATACTCTTCCCATAAAGGGTGACACATATGTTGCACCTGCCTTGGATGCAAGTATTGCTTGTGCTGAACTGAATATTAAAGTTACGTTAACACTAATTTCATTGTTTGCCAACTCGGAACATGCTTTAAGCCCCTCTACTGTACATGGAACTTTGATTGTGATGTTTGGTCCGATCTCGATAAATTCTTCTGCCATGTCTAACATTTCCTCAGCGGTCTCTCCGACCACCTCAGCAGATACCGAAGAGTTCCAAGGAAAGATCGCTGAGATCTCCTTGATAACACTCTTAGGGTCTTCGCCTGCTTTAAGCATGAGACTGGGGTTAGTGGTCACTCCGTCGATTAGACCAGTCTCGAATGCTTGGGCAATAAGTTCAGGATCAGAACAGTCCAGAAAGATTTTCATGACTCTCCTGTGTAGGTTTTCAGTATTTATTATACTAGAAAAGCACCCATAAGGGTGCTTTGTTATCATCTTAAGATATTTAAGATGCTATTTGGTGTAAGTACGACCACGATAGCAGAAGGTGCCATGTGACTCCTTGTTCTCTACACAACGGGTAGAATACTCAACACCACGGTATGATGTGTGAGTAATCTGAGCATTGTGAAGACGTGCTGCTTTCTCAATTTGACCTTTGATCAAAGTAAGTGTGTTCATGTGTTTTCTCCTGAAGTTAGGGTGGTTTATTCCCCCGTTCCTTCAGTCGTGTGCGTCCCAGTACCACTCACATTCGGGTGATGAGTCCTTAAGGGTCTCAATCAACTCAACTTTAATAGTATTATCAATATTACTATTCCTCTCAATCTTCAGCATGATAGCATCAGTTTGAGTACAGGTGAGTGTTGTATAGAATAATAGTTCTAGCATGGGATGAACGGCTCCGTTCCGCGACTTACTTGCGTCCCCGAAGGGATGAACGATGATGTGATGAATCCATCACAATACTATTTATAGCACGGATTATTTTATTTGGTAGTTCGTGGTGATACATTACCAGATTTTCTCAATGCTTCTTTTTTAGCAGCAGCCCAGATCATATCTGTTACATCTGGACTCTGCTCATTACCTGCATCTAGCAGGTCATCATAAACTGAATCCAGCGAAGGTGTTTGCTTCGACATCTTGTTTGATTCCGCCGACGACATAACTTTCAATCTCCGTTTCTTGTGGTGCGTTTTGCTGACCCTTAGAGTTCAACCAGTGCTCAGTCCAGGGCAAAGGATTATTCTTAGCAGGAATATCAAAGATAGGATCAAAACCAATCGCTCTCATACGACGGTTAGCAATCCACTCCACATAGTTATGAAGTAAACGATCATTCAAACCAATCATACTACCTCTCTTGAACAGATAGTTTGCCCAGAGTTTCTCTTCATCAACAGTCTTCCTAAACATTTCCATTACGAAAGGTTGTTCTTCTTTAGCAATGACTGCCATTTCTGGATCATCACCCTCACTCCATTTCTTTAGGATATTTTGCGTGATAACCAGGTGTTGGCTTTCATCTCTAGCAATAAGAGAGAGTATCTTAGCTGAGCCCTCCATAAGTTTGTTCTCGCCAAAAGCAAACGAGCATGCAAACGACACATAGAAACGAATGCCTTCGAGGATATTGACATTTGCTACTGCTCTATAGAGTTTTCTCTTTAACTCCCGCCGATCATATTGACCTGTAGGGTGACCATCTTTTGCTAACTCCCACATCGTACCATTATCATACTCATGTGCATGATCAATAAAATCATCATAAGATTGCGTAACAGATGCTGCACGAGACATTACATTCTCATCATCCAGGATTGTGTCAAACACATCTCCAGGATTAGAATATACATTCTTAATGATGTAGGTATAGGAGCGACTGTGAATCATCTCCATAAATTGCCATACATTCATACATGCTTCTAACTCAGGTAGTGAACAGTAAGGGCTAAAAGCCATCCCAGGACCGCGCCCTTGTACGCTATCCAGCATGATTTGGTACTTAAGGTTACTAGTGAAGATGTGCTTCTGCTCTTCCGATAAAGTCTGGTAATCACTACGATCTTTTTGCAATGATACTTCCTCAGGTCTCCAGAAGTATCCCAACTGTTGCTGTGTAAGTTTATCAAAGACAGGATACTTGTATTCATCATACCTTTGCACCCCTAGAGGTTGACCAAAAAACATAGGTTGTTTCTTGGTGTTCACTTTGTTCTTGTTAAATACTGTCATTTTTGTAATCTCGTTAAACCTTGCAACTGTCACAGTCATCTTCCTCGGTGTTAAGTAATTCGTCTATTAGTGCATCAGCATTACCTTTCACTTCAACATCATCTCCATCCTTCTTAGCATCATAGGTATTCTGATAGTAAGAAGTCTTCCAACCATACTTGTATGTGTTAAGAAGATCTTGCGCCATTACTGAGACAGGCACTTCGTTATCAGTATAGTTCTCTGGATTGTAACTCCAGTTACCACTGATTGCCTGATCAAAGAACTTCTGCATTACTGCAGCGACTTTGATATATCCATCGTTATTATGCATATCCCAGAGCAAAGTGTAATTGTTCTTCAGGGTGGTGTATTGAGGAACAATCTGCTTAAGAGGCCCCTTCTTTGATTTTTTAATGGACAGGTAGTCTCTAGGTGGTTCGATTCCATTGGTTGCGTTTGACACAACGGAACTGCTCTCCGAAGGCATTTGTGCGGACAAAGTGCTGTGTCGGAGTCCGTATTCAAGGATTCTACCCCTAAGGTAATCCCAATCGCAAGCAAGGTCATTCGGTACTATGTCATCAACTTCATTCTTATATGTATCAATAGGAAGAATTCCATCAGAGTACTTAGTTTTACCAAAATATCCGCAAGGACCCTTCTCCATTGCAAGACGATTAGATGCTGTTAGAAGAGCGTATTGGAACCTCTCAGTGAGTTTATGAACTAGGTCATGTGCCTTCTGTGAATCGTACTTAGCACCATTCTTAGCAAGGTAGTGTGCAAGACCGATATAACCAATACCCAGAGAGCGACGATTCTTCGTACTAACCTCTGCTGCTTTGACAGGATAGGACTGATAATCAATCAGAGCATCCAGACCACGAACAGCAAGCTCACAAAGTTCATCAAGTTCTTCAATGCCTTTAATCTTACCTATGTTGATAGCAGAAAGAATGCACAAAGCAATCTCACCATTACCATCAATATGTTGGATGGGATCAGTAGGTAGAGTGATCTCCTGACAGAGATTACTCATGTTAACTTTGTCCTTAAAGGATGAGTGAGAATTACAGTGGTCAATATTCATCAGATAGATACGACCTGTCTCTGCTCTCTCCTTAAGGATGTTTAGAATTAGTTCCTGTGCTCCGACAGTCTTCCTCGGAACAGCGTCATTGAGTTCATGCATCCGATATAGAGTGTCAAAGTCATCAGTACCAAAAGCATCATACAAACCTGGTACGTCATGCGGTGAGAACAGGCTAATCTCTCCATTCTGGATGAAACGTTCGTAGAAAATCTTCGATAGTTGGATTGAATAGTCAAGTTTCCTCACTCGATTGTCTTCTGTACCCTTATTGTTCTTAAGAACTAGGATGTCTTCTATTTCTTGGTGCCAGATAGGAAAGTGAACTGTAGCAGAACCACCTCGGATACCGTTTTGTGTGCAGCATCGTACAGTTGATTCAAACTTTTTAAGGAAGGGGACAACACCTGTGTGCTGTACCTCTCCGCCTCTGATCTTAGCGTTGATCCCACGGATTCTGCCTGCGTTGATACCGATTCCAGCACGTTGTGCGACGTATTGACCAATAGCCATATCACTGCTAAAGATACTATCGAGGGTGTCATCAACATCAACGAGAACACAAGATGCAAATTGACGCAGTGGTGTCCTGACCCCTGCCATGATTGGCGTTGGGATGTTGAGTCGGTGCTTGCTGATTGCGTCGTAGTATCTTCTGACATACTCTAATCTATAGAACTTATCATCATCTTGGAAGAGAGTTGCTGCCACCATCATATACATGAATTGAGGCGTCTCAAAGATCTCTCCAGATGAACGATCTTGTACTAGGTATTTATCCGCTACCTGACGAATGCCAGCATATGTGAATAAGTAATCTCGGTCATGATCGATATAACCATTTAGTTGTACCCATTCTTCCTCAGTATATTTTTTCATAATACCTGAGTCATATACTCCACGCTCAACACAATTAGTGACGTGCTCTATGAGGGGTGGATGACCGTTTGGATGCCCATTATATACTGCTTTCCTAAGACCAAACAGCAGTAGTCTTGCAGCAACAAACTGATAGTTAGGTGCATCTAAAGAAATTAGATCATTAGCAGAACGAATTAAAATCTCCTGAACATCAGAAGTCTTAATACCATCAAAGAATTGCAGGTTTGAATTCATTTCAACCTGACTTTCAGACACACCAGCAAGACCATTGCAGGCATGCTCAACCATTGCATGTACCTTTTCTAGATTTAGGGACTCTCGTTCCCCATCACGTTTTACAACATGAATTTCTTTCATACTTTTTTCCATTCGCTGAGTTTAACTAGGGCTTCTAAACCACTGTATGTGTTGAATTCTACCAGAGACTGAACATCATGTCCAGTAAGGAACATGTCATTAATATCTTTCTCGGGTATATTATTTGGCCAGATTACAATCTCGTAACCTTTATTGATTGCTTTCGTCATTCTATTAACAATCTCTGCATTCCTGCATTCATTATCATATACAAAAACTGCTTCTTTACCCTCTAGCAAGTTCCAATCAATGTCGGCACCTGCCATAGCAATAGCATTATCGATATACAGACTGTCAAAAGGACCTTCTGTAATGTAAACAGTTTTATTAAAATCGACCCTATCAAGTCCAAAGACTTTAGATCGATTCTCATCTAGCATGATAGTGATGTAACGCATCTTATCATGCGGATCTAGGGACCTCCCTTGGAATCCAAACCATTCGCCGTTGCTGTCAATGAAAGGAATAATAATTCTTGGGTGATCCTTTTTGACATTCTTAAACGTAGGTTTCTGAGTATTGACCCATGTGCAGAATTTATCGACATGGTAGAGATCCTTATGATTTTCTTTAGGGATCTGACGACCGAGGATGTATCCTAATGCGGGGTGTGGAATATTTAGCTCTGAAATACTTTGAAGATGTCCCTTCTTTTTAAATTTGGGCTTTTCAAAACTTAGTGCTGGATCAGCTACATTACGACCTCTCCCTGTGAGACCAGACTTGTATCTTTCCATGACATATTCGTCATACAAATCAGGTGTGTTGTCCCTTAGGAAACTCCCAAAGGATCTACCAACACCACAGTTATGGCACTTGTAAACTAGTCCGCTTTTCTTGGTAAAAAAATACCCTCGGGACTTGTTCCGATGTTTCTGTGAATCACCACAGTAGGGGCAACGAAAGTTATAGATTCCGTTGCGTACTCTCTTAAAGTTTTCAAACCTAGCAGAGATTAATCTTGCATAATGTTCGTCAATCAACCGATAGACCTAGTGACCTCAATGTCTATACTAGCAGATGGGTCATCAGGTGTCAATGATCTCAGTAGAGATTGTCCTGGCACACTGACCAGGAAAGAGATCACAGCGAGACCACCAAAGATGGACCACATCTTTTTCTCCATCATCCTGAGTCTATCATCTACAAGACGGATGTCTCTCTCACAACCTTTCTTGATTGTGTCCGTCTCTTTGTTGAGATCCGAATGAATTCTATCTATCTTTTCAAATAGAATTCCATCAACCTCACTTTGTGTGGATAACTTTTCATTATGAACAGCAAGCAACTGACCCATCTTTACAGAATTTTCCTGTAATGAATCAACTACTTTTTCTAATCTTTCTAGAATTGCCGAATTAATGTCTGACATTATCTAGTAGCATCCATTTCTGCACCTGCTCTTGCCTGCTTCTTAAGTTGTGAAGTCTTTGCTTGCAGTTGCTTTTGCAATTCTTGCTTCTTAAGCATGATCTTTTTCTTTTCCATGTTGATCTTCATGGCAGCTTGCTGCTGTTTCATTTGAGCATCACCTGCTTCTTGTACATTAATATTCTTCAGGTGATTCGCACGCTTATCCATAAAGAATTGCCCTGCACGACCAGGCATAATTCTTTCAATCTTAACATCACCTCTGTAACGAGGATTGATAAGAAGACGCATCTTCTGTGACAGTTCTGCAGGAGAGTTTGCAAAGATAACAGTCTCACCCACTTGAGGGATAGTCACCTTGTATTGAAATAAACGAGATGGCATCGTAGGATTCTCTTTGGATTCCCCAAGTTTGTTTCCAGGAGCTACCAATTTCTTAGCATCCTTGTTTTTAATTTTACCACGAAATTTCATCACTGGATCATACCCAGCATTAGGTCCTTTAGCGTCAGCGCTACCGCTAAACCCCCCAGTACCAGCAGTCATAACTGTCATATCTTTGCAAGCTCCTCGGCAATGTCGGGATCGTCTTCCAATTCAGGAAGCATTCCTATTGGATATTTATTCAAATATATCAGTATGGTTTTTAGGATACACCAGTATTCCCTTTCTAATTTAAAAAATAGAAGTGGAGTTGCTGCTTCACCAAAAACATTATATAAAATGATGAGATGGTTAATAATAAGATGAGTCCTCAAGGGACCCGATCTTACATAACGTTTGAGAAGACGTTTCAAATACTTGAAACGTTTCATGTCTTCATCAAAGTCATCGCGTGTTACGCAATGAGGATTTTCATAATGTTTCATGGCGAAGAGAATGTAGTTTCCTTCATTCAATTCGTCAAATTTCATTTAGTTAACTAGCAGTGAATGTTGCTGTTGAACCAGAACCACCAGCACCAACAACGTCTCCTGCAGCGAATACAAGATCAGAGTTGGTAGCAGCACCTGCATCCTTCAGAGTTCCACTATTTAGAGCAATTGTCTGTGCCTGAATAGCGTGTGCCTTACCAGTTGCAGCAGCAGTGAAGTCAAACTCAAGACGGTTTGTACCTGTGCCACGAGCATAAGTTGCTGCAATGTTTGCACTGTCAGTTGTATTGCGAACCTGCAGTGTGGGACTACCACCTGTAGTTACAACATCAACCTTCTCATTGTAGATGACAACAACACTTCCTGTTGCTCCACCTTCATAACCCGTCTCTTCAAAGAAGACAGCGGTGATATCTGCGGCTGCAAGGGTGTCAGTACCACGACCACCTTCACCTACAAGACCGTCAACTGCTACAAGAATTTCATCCCAAAATGCTGTTTTGGCAGCGTTCTTATAATGGCGCAGTACCCATCCTTGGTTAGTTGCAAAGATGTTAGAAGGGTCAACACCGCTTCCACGTACAGCCCACTTGGGTTTTGATTCATCAGCGTCGGTTACACCATAATGCGCCATGGTAATGCTCCTAGTTCGTCGATTTTCTACTTAAGTATTTATAAAAAATAGGGTCTCTGAGACCCCCACAAAAGACCTCAGGCAGCGTCTTCTCTAGACGCTAGTGCCGACTTGACAGCCTCTAATAGAGCGTCGTCTGCGGTCGTTTTAGTAAGCTTCACTGCCTTCTCTAAAACAAGGATACAGATATCTACAAGTTTCTCTCCAAGATCTGCATCATCAGGGATCTTGGAGACTGCATCAGCAACAATTTTTTTAGCAAAGGGTAGTAAGAATGCTAACATGATTTGATTCCAAAATAGGGTCTATCCTATATAGGCTCAATCATATTTTTTCTTACCACCTTTCATATAACCAGAACCTTTCTTGTCATAAAAACGAACACCTTTAGTTCTAGTATCTGTAAACAGTTTTTCCTTTGCTTTTTTGCCCTTGTCTAAGATTTCTTTGTAACGCTTGCCATATTTCATGCGAGCGTCACGTTCTTTATGCTCCTTTTCTTTTTCTAGATGAGCAAGTTCCTCATTGGTCATGAATCTAACCTTTCTTTTTGGTATTCATGATGGCACCTTTGCCATACTTAGCAGCAATGTCTGCTTTCACTCTGTCCATTGCAGAGGTGCCTGCACCATACTTAGCATCTGCTGCCTTCTGCAGTGGAGTCTTACCCTTAGGTTTTTTCTTACCAAATGTATTGGGTGTGTTGCTAACTGGTTTGTCGTAACGTTGGTTACCACCAACACCACCACGCTCCATGCGTCTGTCTTTGAGACGGTCTGCACCCTCTTCAGAAAAGTATTGATTAAATGTCAGCATATTGGAAGTTTCCTTTTCTTCGACGCTTTGATCGCTTTCTTCTGAAACTTCTTCTTGACTGACATAGGCGGTTTCCTCCGTAGATACATCTGTTTCATCACCAAGTTCTTCCTTGCGACGTTTCTTTTCGCACTTTTTACAATCGCAGTCTTCACCACAATTGCTAGAGGAGTCGGAGCCACCCTCCATGACCTCCTCTTTCTTAGGATTTATCTTGATTTTAGTTTTTTTCTCTTGCAGATCATTGAATGATAACATAATCAACCACCGTAATTAGAACGAGCTTTAACGTCTGCCATCTTATTGAAACGCTCCTTCTCTTTTTGAGAAGTGATAGCACTCACAATTTTACCAGACTTGTCCTGTGCCTTACTACCTTTCTTGGAATTCAATCCCTTACTAAGAGCTTCACGACTCAGGTTACCTGCTCTGCGATACATTGCAGTTTCTTTTTTCTTGTCGATCTCCTTGTAACCTTCTTCGATTACATTCTCAATCTCTTGGATAGAGAAGAGTCCAGACTCATACAAGTGTGCAATCTGATCATAGTCTTCACCAAGACGTTTGGCAAGTTTGTCACTGCCCTTGGATACAAGACGTGATGTCTTACCAACTGCTTTCTTCAGACCACGCTTAATTGCACCACCAAGTCTTCTCAGAAGACCAGGCTTCTTAGCACCACCACTGCTGCTAGAAGAACTGCTGCTTTCCCCGCCACCACTAGAAGACGAACCGCTGTCGGAACTGCTACTAGAACTTGAACTTGTACCTTTAGACTTTCTGATGCTGCTCAGAACGCCATCCAACTTACCACCAGTGCCATCATCATCGCTAGATGAAGACTTAGGTGCTGGTTTTTTCTCAGCAGGTTTAGAAAGTTCTGCTCTCTTTGATTTGATTCTATTTGCTTGGAACGTACCAACTGCCTTACCAGCATTGGCAGCAGCAGACTTACCTGCTGCCTTGATACCTTGCTTAGCAGCAGCACCTACTTTCTTAGCAGCAGCACCAACTTTGTCTCCTGCTTTCTTAGCAGCAGACTTGATGCGATCCATGCGAGAAGGACCAGCAGGCTTATTGAGTTTTGCTCTTGCCATTGCACCAGCGTCACGCTCTTCCTCTGTTAACATCTCAACAGCGTCAAGGTGCTCACAGATCTCAATCAGGTCTTGATCATCTTGTGCAATCTCAAGAATGAAATCTTCCATGACATCAATGAGTTGCTCATCGGTCAGGGCATCGATCTCTTCACCATACTGCTCGAACAATTCAAGGTCTGCTTCTGAGAATGCAAATGATTCTTTACGAGCGGCACGTTTCTCATCACGCTCTTTCTTAGCGCGGTCAATAGCCATTTGCTTACCACCAGCACCATAGTATGTGGCAAGAGTGCGGCGATCCTTACGACGCTCTGCAGCATTTCTACCACCACTATCAGCAGCAGAATTGCGGTCTACAGAAGACTTAGATCCAGTGAATTTACCTTCATCAATCTCAACTTCTTCATTCTTAGGTTTCTTGATGTATGCAGGACCACCATAAACCTTCATCTTTTTATCAGCCTTTGCCTTCACTCTCTGCTCGGCTTCATCAATCTCAACTTCTTCTTTCTTTAATGCTGCGGCACGTTTTGCTGCTTTGTTACCACTGCCTCTTTTGTCATCAGCACCATACTTACTGTAACCACCTTTCAACTGACGCTCATGTGCTGCTTTTGATCTATCTGCAACACCTTTAGAATAACGTGATCCACCAAATTCTTTTTGATCACTATCTGCTTTTGCACGAGTCTTCTTAAGAATTTGAGCCTTAGCAGAAGTGTCAGACTTTTCTGGACCAACATTATACTTCTTACGAAGTTGATCACCCCTACTCATGGGTTTTGCTGGTTCTTCTTTCTTCTTACCACCAAGAAGTCTCTTTACTGCAGAACGCAATCCTTCGTCTAAAGATTCATACTCCTCACACATATCATCCCAGGTGAGGTCAGAGCAGTCATACCCTTCAGTGACAAGAAAATCAATATACTCTTCTACCTCAACTTCTTCCTTACGGGTATCTTTACCGTCAGGTTTTAGTCCTTTCTTTTTCTGAATGGCATTATGCACTACACCAGCATGCTCTTTAGAGCCGCTTTCTACTTTGCCATCGCCATCATAATCCTTTAATTTTTCCTGCACCTGTTTATAGGCAGCAGACATATCAGGAAGTTCGTTGAGATTCATGTTACTAAGCGTCCTTGTCCTTTTTATTTATCTTGCGAATGAATTCACCTGGAGTAAGTTTACGCATATAATTTGTTAACTTATCCGTACCCATCTCTCCAGCAGGAGTAAAATTAAAATACTTAATGTCGTTTTTTTCAACTAAGTCTTTTAACCAAGACCGATATACATTATCATGCTCATCAATATAGATGACATAATTGCTACCACGACTAACGACTTTACCAATGAGCCCTGTGCTAATGTTTTCAATGAAGCAACCTACTGCGAATAAATTATTGTCAAAGTATGCTTCCCTCAGACCTTGAGGATCTAATCTAGGAGCAATTTCATAAAGATCATATGATGCCTCTGCAAAATCATCGTATGATTCCTGTACATTCATCGACTGTCGAAGTGTTAAGAACAATGCTTCAACATCCTTCTTAGAAAGATTCTTAGATAAACCTTCAGCGAAAGTATCTGCATCACCTTCCATTGCTGCTTTACGCATCTTGGAAGCAGACATACCTTCTACACCATCTGAATCAGGATCTCTACCCCCTGCAGAGGTAACTTTAATATCATCAAAGTTATATAATTTTCCATTGTATTTAGTTGCTAGCGAATTGAACTCGCTAACCCTGTCACCTCCCACCACCAAATTAACGCTGCTATACCCGTCAGCATCGAGTGCGGCGAGAACATCAAAAATAGTACGCATGTCGTCATTATCAACAACCGCGTTCGCGTGATCGGGATACGCCAACCGCATAAACTTAATTTTCGTTCCAGGGTCGAGGGGATTCTTTTTAGGATCCTGCGACCTTGAGGGGTATATTCTATACTCTCCTCCACTTGCTTTTGCCTCTCTAGATACTCGGTCTAGAAGTTTCTCGTGCCCAATAGTTGGTGGATTAAATCTTCCAAATGTAATACATATTTCACCTTGATCGACCGAACCTTCGCCGTCTGCAGTTTCTTCTCCGCCTGCTGATTGCTGTGGTCCTGGATCATTTTCTTTATCAATTCTTACTAGTTTTCCATCTTGAGACATATGGGTAATGTTCCCTCTCGGGTCCGCATATCTACCATACCCAATATGCTTAAGTTTTAATTGTTCTGCACTCTTTGATGCAAAGGAACGTTCTGCTTCGTTTAGAAAAGCACTAAATTTTTTCATTCGTCCAATTTTTATCTAGGTTGAAGTTTGCTTTGCTAAAAGTCAGTCTATCTACAATCTTGTAAGGTGTATCTGAAACAGTAACAAACCCTTCGTGTTGAGTAGGTTTGCCATTCAGAAAACATTTTACAGTACCATTAACAACAATATTTTCAAGTAAAGACTGTTTCAATAGGAAGATCATATACCACACTTTAAAAGTGCATTGATTAACTTCACACTTATATTTATCAGGTAACGTATTGTACAAAACTTCTGCTGAGGGCAGAGATCCTGCGCGAATAAACTTATTGATATGCTTGTATATATGAGGACGAGCAGAAACAGTAGGGATCTTACACTGAGTTAACATGTATAGAAACTTGATCCAATTGAATCTGGGATTCTTTCCAACCTTTGCATTTGCCTCATCGAGACCTACAAACTGAGTACCCATTGCAGACAATAGATTGACGCCGCCACTCCCCATAGCAATCGGAGAAACTTCGGTATAAGAAGTATGTGCAGCAAGGACAATATCCCTAGAAGTCGGAGTGGAAAAGCGATACTCCAGAGTATTAGGGCGATACACACTGCCGCCTCCGACTCCGATGAAGTCAGCCTGGAATATTCCACCGACACGAGGAAGATTATGAAGGCATAAACGAAGAATGTCCGCAACGTTGCCCTTGTAATACTGGTCAATATCTTCCTGAGAATAACAGATCTTGACTTTGATCTTATTGAAAACGGATTTGGTTCCAACGAAGAACTTGCCATTAGTAGGATTAGTACCGAAAACGATAGCAGGAGCACCGTCCCACTTGACACTGAGTTTGGGTTTGCTGAGAGCAGTACGAACTGCTTTCAATGCTTCCTTACGACCTACGAAGATCAGATCTTCCAGGTGATCTAGGTGCTTGTTGGGCAAGTGTTCCTCTGTCTCTATACAGTTATTATAGCACATCAGGATCGAGTCGGCCATGATTTGGGACAGTTTGTCAGGTGTCACCAGCGTTCAATAGTGTTCTGTGAAACATACTTTTTATACAGTTCCGAGAATCCATTCTTCTTTGTACTCATGAATACCTGGAACTGAGGTTCTGATGTTAATGCACCCTTGTATCTTACCTCTAGCATTACAATACTATGCTCTCTATTCTTAGGTCCGATTGCCATCTCATAAAAAAGTTTTGCTGCTGTTGCACCTTCTTCAAATGCCATCTTTTTCATATCTGATGTATTAGTTCTATTGGGAATCAATCGGAACTGAGTATTATTAGAGTCTCCAAAAATTTGACGAAATACTTCTGAAGTAGTTCTACCTTCTTTCTCACTAGGTGCAGTAACTTCTAAAATTTTACCATCCTTATAGTCACCACGACCAGTGATTAAACTAAAATGGAATGAAGCATCTTGCAGATATGTTTGCAATTTAATTTTAAAGATAGTATCTAGAAACTCTTCAAAGAACGCTCTATTATTATCAAACTTCATAAATGCCTTATGCATTTCTTCAAAGTAGATGTTCTTATTGGGTTGATATTTACCACCTCCTGTTAACATCTCACTCTTTTCTTTTGTCTCAGTGAATAGATTGTTCGCTTCTTTCAATAGTTCTTTAATTGGCATACTATCAATCTTCTTTTTCTTGATAGTTGTTGTTCCTGTCTTAATTTTTAGAGCACCAGCATAAAATTTCTTCTTAGCGTCCTCAACTTTCTTAAGTGAAGAGGGATCCATTTTCTTCTGAATGAATCCCTTTGAACCAAATGCAGGTTTGTTTAATAGTGTTGGTTCTGGATCACTAATACCTGCTTTCTTAAGTGACAATCCCCAGTAATGAGTAGCACCACTCTTCCCCTTTGTAGTAAATTTTACAATGATGTCAGAAGAGTTGTAATTTTTAATCGTACTTGGTCCGACATCATATTTTTTAATCTCCTGTGCCCACTTCGTTCCTGTCTGCCAGACTGCATCTATCGTAGCACTACCAATCAAATTGATTATATAGTTCGATACTGATACTGCCTTTGCTAAGTTAATAAGATCAGGTTCTTGTTTAGTCTTAGGGTCAATATAAAATCCTCCTAATCCTGCAGCACCAACAATCTTAGGTGCTATTGCTGCCAAGTCATCTACAATTTTTTTGTATGCACCATACCTTTCACCATCTTTCTTGCCAGCAATACCTTTGAGATCAATCTTCATTTTTGAAAGAATCAAACATGCAGTCATCAATTCATGAGGATCTTCTCTCTTACCACCAGCACCATTAGAAAGACCTTTAGATGCAAATACAATCTTGATAGTGGGTTTTTTCCCTTCCTTAGCGCCACTGATAACATAGGATTGTAATCCAGACAAACTACCAATAACTTTTTCTTCAAAGCTCCACTCCCATACTCCTTCGAGTTTTAGAACTTCTCGAATATTAGTAATAATATTTTCTTGATTCTCTTCAACAAATTCTTTAATCTTTCCACGTAACCAATTTCTTTCAGTCTTTACTTTGATACGAGGAATCAAACCTAGAGTAGTACCAGAAGGAATCTTCACCATTTCTGTAGATGATGAATCCCAAGTATCAATTTCTCTATCTCCAGATGAAGATACAGAATCAAAAAACTTTTTAAGACTATAAGGTCCCTTAAAAATCTTATCAAGATTGTCTTTTAAGTCTTGTGCGACAGTCATTCTACTCTAAAAGATCGTCCAAACTATTTATTATACATCTCCTTCTTGACGATTTTCAGAATAGTGTGCGTCAAACTCTCCACCAGGATAGCGAGACTTGAGTTTGTCGATGTTCATTTCAATGATCTCATCTAGGTCAGTTCCCAAACCCATACATGCTTGCATAACATACCACATGATGTCACCCAATTCACGCTTCATATGAAACAGATTTTCATCATTGACAGGTTTGCCTTGGAAGACAATCTTCTTTACAATCTCAGTGAATTCACCTGCTTCTGCAGACATACCTACAGCAGCAGTAAGCAATCGCTCGGCAGGAAATCCAACACCCTCCAACTCTTGAATACGATAAAGGAATGCTTCGTGGTCTTTGCTTTGTTGCGACGTGACCGCATCGACAAATTGTGCATACTTCTTAGGATCAATCATACTTAAGTTCTTGAAAGGATTTTTTTGCTGTGAAACGTTTTACTAGATCTGCTTTGTCTTGTTCTTGACCAGCATCAACTAGGTCCTCTTGTGCAGATTCCTCTACATCATACAACCTCATCTTCGCTCTGTCAATCCCTATGCAGAATCGTTTGTTCATTGTCGGATCATTATAACGATTCTTAAGTTGCTTGACCATAAGTTGATTCATGCCCTCAAGCTCCTCCGTGCTAATAAGGGCAAACATAAGATCAGCAGTAGCAGGGAGACCAAAGGATTCAGAAGTATCAGTAAGGT